TCTTCTTCTATAATATCGCAAATAGTATGACCACCATACACTTCTTGCCCTACGGCATAGTGCATAGCGTCATTCTTATAGTCTTTACCTATAGATATTTTACGAATCAGCTTTGACATCGTCTTCGTAGTTTATAGTTCCATCTTGGATGTTAATATCAAAAGTACCGTACTCTTTGTCAAACTCAGTTTGTAGTAAAGTTAATTCATCTCTTAATCCAGCAATTTGATGCATCATTTCGTGTTTCTTTAACTCTATAGATCCAATTTCCAATTGAGCTCTATTAATGTTGTTTACAGTATCTTGAACTTTCTTTAACTGCTCATCAGTTATTTTCTCAGGTTTGATGCCTTTAAGTTCTTTAATTTTTGCGTTTGTTCCTTTTGCCATGATTTAATTTAATTTAATTTAATTGTTATTCGGTGAATAGTTCACCTGATACTAAAGCTTGTGCTTCAGTTTTTGTTAATACAGAGTTATTTGGGTAAGCCATTCCACTACCAAGATCTATTATTGCAGATAACTCACCAGTTCTTAAGCTAAATTCGCCTTTAACTACAATTAAGTTACCGTCTAGACTTGTTCTTGGTGCGCCTAAGTTACCTTTAAAAGCCGCTTCTTTCCACGTTGGAGTATAAGCTGTTGTTGTATCTATCTCTTGATCTATGTAAATATATGATTCTTCTACTTGTGGAGTATCATGCGATGACACATAAAGCTTTTCAAGTAATTCTGCCTTTGTATCACCCGAAACGTAATCTACGCTCACATCGTCCATATAAGCTTTAATCTCAGCTACAGTATTATCCTCTGATGGAAAGTAATCGTATTTATTAACCATCCTTGTACCTGTTCTTTCCGTCTCTGTATATGTATAATTATTCCAACCAAGTTTAGGTTGCAATACGCTAGGTATTGTAGCCTCGTAAGTTGCTTTCTTTAAACATACATATAATTCGTAATGTGCCATTTTTTATTTTTTAATTTCTGTGACTATTTTTTGTTGCGTTATAATTTCTTAATACTTCTGTATCGGATAATTCCTTACTATAAAGCCTAACACCATCTACCGGCCATTTATAATCCCTGCTGTCTACTGTATCATCACTTATCCTAAAAGGAGTGTCAGTAGAAACGCTTATGTCTGACTCCATGTTTGTCATATAGTCACTTGGAGCGCCATCTACATATGACCTAAGGGTTGTACCAGTTCTTGTAACCGCAATATGATACCAATAACCAACAACATAAGCAACCGCGTCTCCATCATTATCTCTATTCTGTATGTTTAAAGAGTCTTCCTTAGCGCCATCGCCAATCCTTGCGAGAAACTTTGAAGAATTTGTTAATAGATTGAATCCCTTAGTGTTAGATGAACTAGCAAGCCCATTGCTCAACACCACGTTCAACCCACTAGCAGCGCCTCCAATATCTGAGTTATTTATAAACCCATACTGAGCCCAGCATTCGTAAGAAAAATCACCTGTACCAAAATCTAAATCACCGTAATCCAACACTTCCGCGTAATCACCAGATCGTGTAGGGAAATTCAAGCAACTCGTATCTTTCTGCCTATTCATTATAAATCCTTGATTATCTCGCGTAGAATCTACGCCTTGTGGGATTAGGATTGTTTCGGTTACTCCAGCGGTTACGTTTCCATCATTACTCCCTTTCAAGTCCTTCCATTCACTTAACCCGTTATTCCTCCAGTACCCAACTAATCCACCGCTTCCAGAAGCTTCTAAAGCTGATTTAGCTTTACCATCGTTAAATAAATCCAGGACTTCAGTTGCCGTTAAGACGTCACTGTAATATGATATTTCGTTTATTGTACCAAACGTATGGTAGAGATCTGAAGAAAACCCACGCATGAATCTCTCTAAAAGTAACGTGGTGTCGGTCATATCACTATTAGTTGTTTGAGTAACCCCATTTATATACGCGGTCATACTAGTGTTGGCTATAGCTGTAATAGCTATATGGACCCACTCGGACTCTGGTATAGCTGCGTCTGATATTGCGTGGTAGGTATTACCGCTATCCCTGTATGACAACTTATCAACAGTGTTATTGTTTAAGGTTATGATTTGATTACCACCATCTCCTACAATAAAATCAAAAGCTTGACCATTGTCGTCATGAAAAACCCAAAAAGATAAGGACCAAGGATTGCCAGATGTAGTAATTTGATTATCCAAATCTACATATCCATCACTAGCTATAGTCCCATCAAACCAAGCCAACTCATTATACGATTGCAAAGCCGTTTGCGGTATATGTAATTGTTGGTCTGCATCTGTCCAGCCTGAGGCTACGCCTATTTCTTTTACTGACACGTCGTCTATGGTAAACACATTGTCACTACCACTATTGTTTTCAGTTGCTCCAGCTCCTATCATAAGAGCAGTAGTATTATCACCGGCTGTAACTATGCCTGTATATGTTGCTTCAGTAGTGGTAATTGTGCCTACACTAACAGCTACACCACCAAGAAAATAATAAATAACTATGTCAGTATCCGCACCTGATATAAAATCTAATTTAGCAGATATTTGATAAGTTCTACCTGCAACTACTGATGTAGTGCTACCATCACCAACTCGAACAATAGGTATCTGCGCTCTCTGTGCAGTACCCCCACCATCAATAGTTACCTTAAGTTTTGCAGAATCAATCTCTACAGTACTACTATTATAAGCCACCCATTGACCGGCACCTGAAAAATCTCTATTAGCTGTGGTCTCAATTAATTCATCCCCATAAAACACAGTCGTCGCGTGGTGTTTGTCGTTTATTGGCTGTACAAGTATGTCATCTATATCTAGGGTGTCGCCATCATTTGCACTTGATTGATATAATCTAAAGTGAGTATCACTCTTAAGTATATAAAACTCATAATCCTGCCAATCTGTAGTTAAAGTTGGATTAGATACTACGTTTCCTAAATCAGCGTTATTACCAATAGCGCTAAATGCGTATCCATTAGTCCCTTTTGCTCTAAATGTCACCTTGTAGTTTTGACCTGCAATTGTACTGCTTGCCATGTACAGAGATGAACCATTGTTTTCATCTGTATAAGTGACTCTTAAAAAACCATCTTCGTAACTGTTCACTCCTCTACCAGAATTTTGTGTCCAAGCACTCACTGTATTTGTGCTAAAATCTTGGTCAATAGTAGCATTTACTACCCCACTATTCGCCCCATCTAAAATATATGATTGTTGGCCTCTATGACCATCTTGCATTGGGTACCATAATTTAAGGTTGGATTCTGTTAAAGCTGTTCCACCATTATTTAAAGCGAGTGATTCTGGGTTTAAGTAGTCGTATGTTACGTCGGCTTGGGTGAATGCCGCATCCCAAGCTTGAAAGTCAGACATCATTCCATTAAAAAGATTACCCGATGCAAAGTTTTTACTACCTATTTTTGCATTTGTTGTGGTTGAGATAGTGGTAGTAACGGTATTTGAACTAAATAAAACTCCATTTATATATAAAGATTGAGTTGTTCCGTCGTATGTAGCCACGACACGAATCCAAGTATTGTCAAATTGATTAGCTATAGTAGTATATATATTAGAAGCATTTAATTCATATTTTAGCAATCCATTTTCGTCAATTTTAAGTAAAATAGCATCATCGTTAGCATCTCTAGTGTCAAAAATATGTTTCTGGCTTGCATCTGCCACTACTTTAATCCATACACATATTGCATGATTGGTTTCACTAAAAGTTGTTCCTATATCTAAATAATCCGTAACCCCATCAAATTCTAATCCTCGACCAGAATATATTTGTCCGTGGTTGTTATTTCCAGAGGTATCTAATGCCCTAGCTTTTTTCGGTAATTCTATATGTTGTATTGTCGTCGCCATTATGATAAAGTTCCTGTGTTACCGTTAATTAGTTTAACTGATACGTTGTCTATTTCAAAGACTGCGTTTGTTGTATTACAAGCAAATTGTATACTGACATCAGAATTAGAGTGTGTAAATTTTATTGTTTCCGTTACAGAAGAACCACCTATAATTAAAGACTCTCCTGTGTAAATGTCTGTCTGACCACTTCCATTAAATGCAGAGGTTATTACTTTAAAATTACCATTAGCATCTCCTGATATTAGTTTCATAGTAGCAGTTAAAATATAGCTATTACCTAAAACCAACCCTATATCTTGATAAAGTCCTGCACGAGCATTTCCTGTAGAATTATCTATTCTAGCACTTCCTGAAACCCAAGTAGAAGTAGCTGATTTGTTATCCCACCCACTTAAATCAGTAGCAAAATCTCCATTAGTTACCTCCTCACTTCCTAAAACCTCTCCACCTCCATGGTGATTATCATAAACTAAAGTTGTTGTATCTGGAATTACACTATCCAAATTCCACCATGAAACTAAACTTGTTTTCTCGCTATCAGATAAACCTGCGTAATTTTTGTTCATTATGGATTTGATTTGCGCTTGGGATAGAACAGCATCCCATGTACCTACGTTACATATATAACCATCCCAATCGGTACTTGTTGACGTACCTGTTTTTCCAATTTGGAATGGTTGGGTAGTGTCTATATCTCCTATGTCAGTATCAGTAACGGTGGCTACAAGGACTCCATCTACATAAAGCTTTGCTGTTTTTGCGACCCCATCAAACGTTCCACAAAGATGGTACCATTGATTAGCGTTTTGATTTACCGTGGTAGCAGGAGCGGCATAATCAGTTCCATCAGAAGCTGAAAACACCCAATCAGTTCCACTATTACCTAAATATAAAGCATAACCTACATTAGCAATAGTAGCGCCAGCTTTTTTTGACACTACAAAGTTACTCGCACCAGTTTGAGTTGAATACACCCAACATGACATTGAAAAAGATCCCGTACCAAAACTTAAATCATCTTGATCCCCCATTGATATAGCGTCATTTCCACTAGCATCAAAATACGCAGCACCATCACTTAGTGGTTGGACAGCTCCAACAGCATAATTGTGTTTTAAGACCAAACCATCAGTTACGATAGTTTTTGCCCCTGCACCACCTTTTGTAAGATTAGATCCTAATCCTAACATTAGTATCCTATATAAGCAACAGCTTTACCAGTAGCTAAAGTGATAGCTGTCCATTTTCCATAAATAGTAACTCCAGCTGGAAAAGTTATACCAGACGTTGTAACTCCTTGAGGATCTATAGACGTACTAGCTACGGCGCTACCAGGATACAAACCAGATACATCAGCCGTTAAAAGCGTAAATGTAGAATCTTCTAAAAATGTTATCGCGCAGAAAACAGCATTAGCACCGACGCCAGGGTCTGCGGTAATACCATTCGATGTTAGCACAGCACTAGCGTTAGCTATTATACTACCCATTTGTCCAAAGCCGTAAGAGACTTCTGTTGAGTTTAATCCCATAATTTTATTTTTTTACTTTTTCTAATGATCTACCGCCAAAAT